GGTGATGTCACGCCAGGTGCGCCGATACCGGGCCCGCTGCACGTCGTACCCGTAGCGTGCGGCCGCCCTCGTGAAAGCGTCGGGCTGGGCGTCGTCGGTGGTCTTCAAGTCCACCAGGACGCGGGCCCCGTCCCCGTCCCGTGGGGGCATGATCCAGTCGAGGCGGCCACGCATCCACACGCCGGTCCCGGCGTCCTCACTGAACACGCTCACCTCAGGGTCCCCGTGGGCGAAGATGCGACGGCACAGGGGGTGCTCGGTGACGGCGGCGGCGCAGTCGTGGATGGCGTCGTAGACGTCCGCCTTCAACGGGATCCCGCCCTCGTTGCGGACGGCCTCAGCCCACTCGCGGGCCGCCTTCGTCCCCGTCGAACCGGACGCGGACAGCACGTCCTCCGGGTAGCACTCCAGGTGTGCGCCCACTCCGAGCACGAGTGAGTGGACGGCGCTCCCGAAGTCGAACTCGGGGCGGGGGGCCCGCGGACTGTTCCTGTAGTGGTGGAGGGCTGCGGGGGCGTCCAGGATCATCTTGGCTTCGGTGGAGGACAGGGAGCGGTGGGGGGTGGGGTCGGAGTGGTACCACTGCTCGTCGAGGCCGTGATAGATGCCTGGCTTGTCGATGATGAGGCTCATAGTGGGTAGCTCCTTACTCGGCTGGGCATGGGGGCGGGCTCGATGCAGGGGTGGCCGGCGGCGGCCAGTTCGGCGACGGTGGGGTTCCTGCGCCGGGCGGCCTTGGGCTGGACGCCCTTGCTTCTGCGCCATTCGGCGGCGCGGCGGGCGCTGCTGCACCGAGCACAGAGCCCCTTCCCGTGATAGGGGCGACTGCCGGGCCAGTCTTCGACGTCGGCGGTTCGGGGGCGCATGAGGGTCCCACAGTCGCCGCAGTGCTGGGGGATGCTCCAGTCGATTCTGTGGCTCACTGGAGGTACCTCCCGTCCTTGACCATCTCGGCGCTGGTGATGACGTCGCTGATAGCGCCGTCGAGGGCGGCCAGCGGGCCGTTGACGGCGATCTCTCCGAGGTCGCGGAGCGCCTTGTCTTCGACGGCGGCGAGGCTGACCCACTTCCGGATCTGGTCGCCGCGGGACTGCTTGACGAGCCGGGATGTGACGCCCCGGTAGTGGCCCTCGGGGGTGCGGAGGAGCACCTGCCCGTTGATGGGCTTGGCGGTCATGTCCCCGGGCTGGCCGGTGGCGTGCCGCTCGCCGTCGATCACGAGGATCATGGGACTGGTGGGCCACGGCGCGGTCGGAACTGGGGCGGCTTCGAGGAGGATCACGCGGGGGTTGTGGGCGATGGCCTCGGCGTTATCGGCGGTTGCCCGGTCCATATGCCAGATACCGTGGGGGTCCTCGTAGGCGATGATGTCGCCGGGCTTCGGCTGGTAGTGGTCGCTCACCGGTCGCCCTCCTCGGTGATGCGGATGAGGCAGTGGTCGCGGCGCAGGAGGCCGGTACGGAGGGAGCCGACGTACTCCCAGCCGGCGCGTGCGAGCTTGCGGACCCGGCGGCGGCCGATAGGCCCCCAGGTGGGAATCCACTGGGACTCGTAGAGGCAGATGATGCGGGTGCTCATGGGGTGTTCCTTTCGGGGAGGGGGGGGTTAGAGGCCGTTGGTGAGTGCGTCGACGTCGACGCGGAGGAGGTTGGCGAGGGCTTCGAGGAGCCGGGCCCGGTGTGCGGCGTGCTGGCCGAGGACGCCCCAGGGGAGGTTCGCGTCGATCCGGCCGGCCCCGCGCCGCTGCCGGTCCCGTTCGTCGAGGGCGGCGGACTCCGAGTCCTGGTAGTCGGCGCAGGCGCACAGGAACTCGGCCGCGTCACCGACGTCCACGCCGTCGCCGGTGACGTCTTCGAGGCGGGTCACTTGTCCGCCACCCACGCCATCCAGGCGGTGGTCTCCTCGGCGAGGTCTCTGGAGGAGAGGGTGTCGTCCCTGGTGGGGGTGGCCCAGACTCCTCCGTCTTCGTCGTCGATGCGGGTCCAGGCTCGCCCGGCTTCGTCGCGGACGACGGTGCCGTTTGGGAGGGCTCGGAGGTCGTGGGAGTACATGCGGGCCCGCCCGTAGGTGGCGTTGGTGACGGCGCGCAGGATGGATTCGAGGGCGGTGATCTGGTCGGCGTCGGCCTCCTTCTGGCAGAGGTCGGCGAACAGTCTGGAGGCGTTGTTGGCGGCGGTCTGCCACTGGTCGCGGTAGAGGTTCACCTGGGTCTTGAGCGTGTCGATGGTGTCGCGCTGTTCGCGGACGGTGGCGGCGAGGGCCTGCTCGCTGAGGGTGGGCTCCGTGGCCTCGGTGGCCTGCTTGCGCTTGGGGTGAAGGTTGACCTTCATTTTTCATGGTCCTTTGATCTGGGGATTGGGTGGGTTGGGTTGGGGTGCCCGCGTTACCCATATGGATAACCTAGTGCTCCATATGGAGAACGTGCAAGCCAGAAGCGTCCCGTTTATCGAATCGTGATGACAGGGGTGCGGAAGCACCTAAGGCCCCTCAGGCGCCCTCAAAACGGGCGACCCTACGCGGACACGCACACGGGGTCGCTAGGCCGCTCTAGGTGGCTTACGCATCCGATTCGGGGCACTCCCGGGGCGACCACTGCCCCCAGGGCGCGACGAACGCGCCAGAGCGGCCAGCACCTCACGAGCCCGAGCCGCCCCATCACCCGAGGGTTCAGGCGACGGCGGAGCCATCAACTCCGCCACCGGGCGGGCCGGCGGAAGCGCGTCAGCCCATGGCACACGCCCCGAACCCAGAGCGTGATCCATCCGAGCCAGCACCTCCGGCAACGGCGTCGCCGGCTCCAGCTCGGCCACCTGCACTGCCTGCGCCAACGATGCCCGCCCGTGCCGGTCCGCGTCCACGTCGGCCGCGCCGTTGCCGATGGCCCGCAGGAAGCCCCGCAGGTACGCCGACTGCTCGAAGCCGCTGCGGCCCTCCGTCGGCAGGCTGTGCCGCTCACGCCAGGCCCGGATCCGCTCGCCCCGGACCGCCTTCGCCGCCCGGTTCACGTGCTGCGGCTTCGCCGCCCCGTAGGTCTCGACGTCACCGGACGCCACGCGCCGCACGGCCTCGGCAAGCACCTCGTCGGTCATGTCCTGGTCGAGGAGCGTCATCCAGGCGCGGATGCGTCGCTTGCCGCCCTCGGCGTCCACGATGCCGGGGAGCATGCCGGCGTCCACGAGGATGCCGATAGCCAGGGAAACCCCCGTCGCTGTAGCCATCACAGGCCCTCCTTCGCGAACTCGGCTGCCAGGTCGTAGAACACCTGCCCACCCTGAGGTCGCCCTTGGGGGCGTTGGGCTTGGAGGCGGAGGGTATCGAACTTCTGGCGGAGCTTGGGCAGGCTGAGGACGTTGGCGCGCCAGAAGTCGTTGCCGTCAACCCAGTCGATGATGCGGGTGATCTCCTCGACGCTGCGGCCGTCTCGGTCGATCATGAGGCGGGCCTGCTTGCGCCAGGCGGTGGTGATGCGTGGGGTGCGTCCGGTGCGGCGGTTGACGCTTGCGGCCATGGCGTCGCAGACGGCATCGACGTCGGGGCGGGGGTCTTCGACGGCGCGCAGATCGGCGTCGCCGATCGCATCACTGTTCCCCTGTTCCCCTGTTCCCCTGTTCCCCTGTTCCCCTGTTCCAGGCGCGAGGGTGTCGGGAGGTGTCGCGACAGTGTCGCGAATTGTCGCGACGGTTTCGCGATTGGCGTCGTTCTGCGGGAAAGTGGTGGCGTCCCCCTCTTCGGGTGCGGGGATGCGTGACGCCTTCGGTTTATCTACCCGCTGGTGCTTACTCCACCCAGTCACTAGGAAATAGGTCCTAGATGCGACGGTGTAGCGGAGGATGAGATCCGCTTCGGAAAGCCTCGCGAGACCGTCGCGAACCTTCGCGACAGTGTCGAGAGGATTCGCGACCATGTCGTGCGGGTACAGCGCGGCCACGATCAGCGCGATGTCATCCCGGCCCCGGCCATGGTCATCCACATAGGACCAGAGCCCGATGAACAACAGGCGGTCACTATCCGACAAGGCCGCAATGTCCGGGCTCGACCAGAACTCCGGCTTGATACTCCGAATCCGCATCATTTCCTCCTAGCATTAAATACGGGGCTGGTTTGCATGCGCCAGGTGAAGGCCGCCCACGCCTCGTCACCCCACGCCTGTGCGGCGTCAGCGTCGTCGGCTGCGCACGCGGCGGCATCCTTGGCGAGGTCTGCCAGGTAGTGCCTCCACATGCCCGCGGTATCGAACAGGAACAGGGAGTCGGAGACACCGACGTCACCCATGGCCTCATACGCCCAATCGTGGAAGTCGTTGGGGTAGTAGTCGTCGCTGTAGGGGCCTTTCCATTTCGTGACGTGACTGACCGCGTCCTCGCAGGGCTGGCACTCGCGCCAGTCCCAGATCATGCTGCCGTCGACGACAGTTGATCGCCTGTACTGCTCGCCATTGGGGATGCGGCGGCCGCAGTCATCGCACCGGACACGCCCCCGCGACCTGGGGGACCTCTCGTGAATCACCTCAGTCATGGCGATCAAATCCCATCCACAACGACGAGAGTGGCGGGCAGGTCGATCTCGCGGTCCGCGTAGGTGTATTCGTTGCCGTGCATGTCCCATCCGCCGTATCCGCGGCTGAACGTCAGGCCGTCAGCGTCGATGATGGTCGCGCCGGCCGGCGTGTTACGGATGTCGTCGATGCTGGTGAGGGACTGCCCGGTGAGGTGGTCCTGCGCCTTCGAGATGCGCACCATGACGCCGACGGGGTGCGCGTCGTCGGCGTAGCGCTTGACCGCGGACCACGCCACGATCCGGGAGTCATCACGCAGGACGCCGGGGCGCTTGTAGGGGGCGAGGGCGTCCCCGATAGCACGCTGGAGCTTGTCCAGGTCGGGTTTCGTCTGTGCGTGCTTGCGGGACTTGGGGGCGCTCTTGGGGCGTGGGAGGCGGAACTCTGCCCACACCTCGACTGGCCCGTCGTGGCGGGGCTCCCAGTAGGCGGCCTCGGCGGCGGCTTCAGCGGCGTGCGCGACCTTGATGCGCCAGGCGGTGAGTTCGGGGCCCCGGTCGTGGGTGACGACGACGCGCTGACCAGACGCGAACGCTCGCGTGGAGCCCTCGGTGATCGGCTCACCGGGGACGAAGAAACTAAATGAATCCATGGTTGAGTGCCGTTTCTGCTAGGTGGCTGATTGCGTGTGCTGCTTGCTGGGGGACGACTCCGTTCCCCAGGGCTTTGAGTGCCTGTGACCGTGAGAGCCCAGGCGTGTCCGTGACGTGCCCGGCGGGGAGGCCCATCATCCATTCGACGAACCGCGGGGAGAGGACGTCCCCGCCGCGTTGGCCGGTCTCCGTCGGCGGCGGGGCCTCACGCCCCGTCACCTCCTCCCACAGGTGGATCGCCGGCGCGTACTCCAGCCAGGGCGAACGGCCAGGCGCGCGACGACTGTCTGTAGGTTCATGCCGCCGTCCCCGTGCTCCCCTGGGCCGGTCGCGCAGGATGCGGAGGGTGTCGGCAGCGTCGGGACGCCACGCGAGGACGAAGACCCGCTCGCGCCGGTGCGGGGCTCCGACGTCGGAAGCCCGTAGAGACTCCCACGCCGCGTCATACCCGAGGCCGGCCAGGTCTCCGACCACACGTCCGAGAGCCCGGAGAACAGGTCGGTCTGCCCCCCCCCTCCCAGACGTCCCGGACCGGGTTCCAGACGGCTATAGGCGGCCGCTGAGCGGGCACCGCTGACGTTCTCCCAGACGACGACATTCGGGGCGATCTCCTTGATTGCGTGGGCCATGGCCTCCCAGATTTCTGAGCGGGTGCCTGGCCTCATCCCGGCGCGGTGGCCGGCGTTAGATAGGTCCTGGCAGGGGGTGCCCCCTGCGATGACATCGACGGGCTCGACGGTTGCCCAGTCGATGCGGGTGATGTCCCCCAGGTTGGGGGCGTCGGGCCAGTGGCGGGCGAGGATCCTGGAGGGGCCGGCGTCAACGTCGGCGACCCACCGGGTATCGACGTCTGCCAGGAGACCCAGGCCGAGGCCGAGCCCGCCATAGCCCGCGCAGATCTCTCCGAGCTTGATGGTCATGCCGCCTTCCCCTGCTGCTTGCGGCACCAGGCGTGGAGGCCACCATGTGGCTCGGCGGCCAGCCGGCAGGCGTCGCAGGTGACCTGCTCGTAGCGCATGGCGTAGACGCGGCCGCGGTCGTGTGGCTGGCGTAGGAGGGCGAGGAGGTCGGCCCCGCAGGCCAGGCCCATGTTCGGCATGAGCGCGTGGAGCACGTCCGGCGGGGGAGGCTCTAGGAGGTCGAGGAGGCTGGGCTGCATCATGGGTCAGAAGAGGGGGATGGTCCCCATGGTGGGGTCCTCGACGTCGGCGGGCTGGTGGGCGGCGAGGCAGGCCGGGCAGACGAGCGGGCCAGTGAGGTCCGCGCTCTCGACGTCCTCGCAGTGCTCCGTGAGAAACCCGGTGTTCTCGAGTTTGCCGAGCCCGTTGCAGATTCGCCGGGTCGGGTAGTAAACGCCATCGGGGTGCTGGTGAGGCTTCTCCCATTCGACGTCGGCGATGTGTCGCACCAGGCGCCCTGGCAGGAGGACGCGAGTCATGCCTCCTCCTGCCAGAGGCCGCGGTCGGCAGCCAATGCCGCGCAGAGGGCTTCGACGGTGAGGCTGCGGAGGCGGAAGACGGTGATCGAGCCGTTGGGGTCGAGGTTCCGGTGGTAGCAGGTGCCGAGGTCTCCGAGGGTGCTGAGGAGCCAGCCGATTCGCTCTGCGGGGTCCATGCCCAGGTCTCGGTCGTCGAGTTGGTGTCCCATCTCCCGGATGGGCGCAAGGTAGCCCTCGGTGGTGCGGTCTCGAAGGGCGGCGAGGCTGTGGGCGGCGACCTGGATGGCGTGCTTCTTCACCTGGCCGACCGTGTAGGGGGCGAGCGTCCCGAGGGATGCCCGGTGGGCGGCCTCATGCCAGCCGCGGCAGAGGTCGGAGACTTCCTCGGTGAGCCTGGCGAGCATGAGCCCGTCAGCCTCGGGGAACATCTCCAACCCCTCCTGGCCTGCGGCCCGAACCCGGTTGGCCCGCTTGAGCATGGCCTCGAAGTCCCGACGGCGCTGTTCTGTGGTCAGGGTGGTCATGCGGCGGCCCTCCCGGTCTCGGTGAGGGTGAGGAGGCGCGCCTTGCGGCCGGAAGGCATGGTCGCGTACCGCCCGGTCTCCTCGATGAGCCCCTTGTCCTGGAGCTCTCGGACGGCGGTGCGTGCGCGGGACGGGGACAGGAGCCTGCCGGTAAGCAACGCGACGTTGGCAAGAGTGAACTCGTGCCCCTTGGGGTACTCACGGACTGCCCTGAGGACGACGGCTTGCGAGGTGGTGGCGTCGGCGATGCTGTCGGCGGCCCACTGGCTGGTGACAGGGTCGTTGGCGCGGACTGAGCCGCGCTCCTTGGGGTGGAGGGTGGATGGGGTGGTCATGCTGCGGTCGCTTCCTGGTCGTTGTGGTGGGGGTGCTGGGGCTGCTGGAGTTGGCGGGCCTCGGTGTCGCTCGCGTAGCGGGCGCGGAACTCCAGGGCGAGGACGGGCATGATGCCGTGCTTGACGGTGGCTCTGGGCTCACTGGCGAGGACCATGCCGAGCGTGCGCAAGAGGTCCATGAGGTCGGCGATGGCCTCGTGCTTCTGGTGGACGACGGGGACGGCGGAGAGCATCTGCCAGCGGAAGGCGTACTCGCCGCGCCCGAGGGGCGTGAGCATGGTGAGGGATGCGGTCATGGGGTGGTCCTTTCTGGGGAGTCGGGGGGTCAGGCTTCGGGGAGGCGGTCGATCCAGGCTTCGAGGTCGTCCTTGCGGATGAGGTACTTGGTGCCGGCCATGCGGGCGGGGAGGTGGAAGTCGGGGTCGGTGGCCTTGACGGCCTTGCGGATGAAATCGACGGACAGGCCGGTGACGGCGGCGGCCCCGGCGAGCGTGTAGGTGAGGACGACGGTCATCAGTGCCCCTCTTTCTCGGTGCGGATGGTGTGGGTGACGGTGGCGGCGGTGAGGGCGGCGGCGAGGAGGAGGACGCCCGTGTGGTGGCCGACGGCGGCGCTGAGGGCAAGCTCGGTGAGGATGGCGACGACGGCGAGGGCGGCGAGCGCGTAGGTGGTCATGCCGCGGCCGCCTCGACGTCGAGGGGGAAGTCGGAGTGCTCGTCGTAGCCGCCCCATGCGGAGGTGATGAGCCAGCGGCCGACTTTGCGGACTGCAGTGCGCGAGCACGCGTAGTCCACAGGGAGCATGGGGTCGAAGTGCTCGTGAAGGGTGTGGAGCCCGAGGAGGTCACAGAGGGCTTCGCGTGCGCCGTCGTAGGCGTAGAGGGAGATGTCGAAGCGCCCCTCGGGGAGGGCGTGTACGTGGTAGTGGGAGATGTCGATGCAGTTGCGTTCGGCCTCGGCGATGAGGGCGTTCACGAGGGGGAGCGCTTCGCTGATGGGGCGCTGGCTGGTGGGGTTGCACATGGGGGGTTCCTAGAGATGGTGGGGTGTGGTTGGGGGGGGGTTACTTGGTGGCCTGCGTGAGGAGGTCGGTGGGGGTTGTGTTGAGGGCTCGGGCGAGGCGTTCGGTCTCGTCGATGGTGAGTCCGTGTCCGTTGTTGTGTAGGCGGCGGTAGAGGGTTGGATAAGGGATGCCGGTCTTCCGGCTGGCTGCGGAAACCGAGAGGTTGGATTCGTTGAGTTGGTGGTTCAGGACCTCCGCGAGGCGGGCGGTCATCGGTGAGTTACCCATATGGATAACTTAGTGCTCCATATGGATCACTGGCAACTCCCTGGGAGCCGCGTTACCGAAATGCGATCTTGTGCTCCATATGGAATAGTGAGCGCATGGCCAACATCGACAAGGACCCCACCAAGGGGCTGAACGCCGCCGTCGCCGCCGAACTCCGGGCCGAGCGCGTAGCCCAGGAAGTCACCTTCGATGACCTCGTGGAACGCATCAGCCTCTCCAGGGCCACGACCTGGAGGCTGCTCAACGCCGAGCGCCTCATCACCATCGAAGCCCTCGTTGAGATCGCCAGCGCCCTCGGCGTCAGCGTCCTAGAGATCGTCGAGCGCGCCGAGAAGCGCCTAGCAAAGAAGACACCCCCCCCCCCCCCCCCGGCGGG